CCAGGTGAAAATCCCTTGAGTGCTTTGATTCAGACGAAATCCGAAGTTCGCTTGATATCTGTGTTTGAGAATGATGCTAGACATAATCGGCTCCACCAAGAGACGTCTTGTGGCGAACGAATCGCGGCCTCTTTGGATTCAACATTTCTTCTAGCGACAAAGATCCTTCAATCAGCTGCTCGATTTTTTCTACCGGAACTCGCAGGTTACCTAGCAATACGGTCGGAGTTTTCATTGTAATTGTCTTAACGTTCGGAAGGAGTTTAACGATCACTCTGTTTAATGCAATAGCTACGCGACCATCGTTGATTTCGAAGCTAATCCCATCGCTAATATCGCGATCCAGAAAGTTATCGTGAATCACAAGGGCATTCTTGAAGTCTTTGCGCTGAATGATTACGTCGTAGAGGGTGGTATTCATTGTATTTCTCCTGTTAATTGTGTATCAATATTTAGTTATATTAAAAAGTATTTCCCACCGTTCGTGAATCAGAACGCTGGGTATCATCTTTTCATCTGCTCGTTACCCATAGTTACCCACTATCGATACCCCACTTTCTCTATGTGAGACATGGAGTTTCATATCATGGGTAACAATGGGTAACTATTTTCTCTGGGAAATGTATGGTGAGAGTAGTGTAGATAATAATATAAATAATAAAAAAGATAAGAGGATAAAAAGGAAACGGTTTGTCTCCGCAGATCGCTACCATCGCTACCCTTACCCGTAACTCCATGTGAGACATCAAGTTAGTGGGTAGCGATCATGGGTAACGATGGGTAACACGACGTGGTCGTATCGCTACCATCACCCAGATTTGCGGATGAAACCGTACCTAGAGAGCTTTCGCCCTCAATTCTAAGTTAGAAATCCCGAATCGCAGAGATCCGGGATTCATATTTAAGTTCTATTGTTCAGACCATAAGGAAGTTGAGTACTCATCGCAGCAACAGAGCTTCTACGAGAAGACCTCTGATCCATCGGACTGTCCTTAATGCCAATGCCAAAGATCTTTCGAATGCCGTGAGACACCTTGAAGTCGCCATCTTCTAGATTGAAGTGCTCCTTGATAAGCCTCTTGACAAGGTTCCAACGTTTGTCGGCACCTGCGTCTCTGAACTTGATGCCAATAGCATTGCTCAGGATTTCGCGAACCTTTCCTACCGGGATAGAGTCGTCCTTGTTAACAAAGAAGAGGTCGTCAATCTTGCATAAGATATCTTCCTGAAGAATATCGGAGTTTGCATCAGACATTCTGTAGCGGAACATACCGTCTTCAGATCCAAAGCGGCCAATCACAGCCCATGTTTCACGAACATCATCAGGGTCAACGCCATCGCTCCAAATTGGTTGGTCTCCGTTGTGCGGAATTCCACGTTCGCATTCTACTGCATGGGCGAACTGGAAGCACCATCCGATGAAGTCAGAGAATTCCTCTACGAGCTGCTTTGTTACTTCGTATTCATCCCAGTCAGCTTCTCCCGGTCCACGGACGAGATGGAAGCAAACAGGGCTAACGCGGCTAGAGACCCATGTATCAGACAGGTAAGTGACGCTGTTGGTGCAGACTGCAATCTTGGTGCCGGTCATATCTTTCTTGACAGCGCTTCTGTACTTCACTTGAGCCGTGACGGTGTCATTACCGGTGATGTTCTTGATAGTCTTAGAAGTTATATACTCAGTGACTTTGTCCACGTCAGAGCTAATCAACACTCTGGCATCCATACATTCCAGAAGACCATTTTGAGTGTTATTTTCTTCAGTTACACAGTCACTCGGAAGTTCGACAGCAAAATTCCTACCGCCAAGTTTGTTAAATCCATGCTTCAGAGCACGGAGGAAAAGACTCTTGCCATCTTTTCCATGGCCAGATAATACAAGAATCTTGCGGCTACGGTTCTCGGCATCTACTACGCCTACAATCCACTTAGCAAGACGATACAGCGAAGAGAACTTCTGATCACCAAGTCTTGTTGCGAAGAACTTGCTCCACATTGGCGGAAGTTTAGAGACTTCAGAAACCTTTTCAGGAAGATTCTTGTCCCAGATAGCTTTCTGAAGTCTATGGAGAGCCAGTCCATAACTGTCGTCACGATACTGCGAGATTGTTTCAAGTTCGCTGTCATCAATAAGCGGAATGACAGTGGACAGAGCATATTCCCAGTTTTCTTCAGACGGAATACGGAATGCCGAGCTAGAAGATGTGCGAACAACCGGGCTAATGTCCTTGAGAACACTTACAGATTCGGTCTGATGATGGAACACTTGGAACGAATAGCGCGCTCCGAGACGGCCCATGATGTACTTCGGAATTTCTTCGTGGATGATCTGCTTAGCACTGAAGTTTCCTTCTGCGTCAACGACAGGAGCTTCGCGAAGTCCAGAAGCGCTAGCCTCAGACGATTCTTCGTTGTAGAGCGCCCACAACTTCGAACGTACTACCTTACACATTTCGTTGATTTCGTTACGGTAGCTCTTCCAGAAAGCAGACCAGAATTCCGGTTCGATCCTCACTTCCTTTGCAGCCCCATCAGCCATTGGAATCAAGATAAGGTCTCCGTTCTTGCAACGAAGATAGCGGTTTCCAGAGTTGTCCTTAGCGAACCACTTGAACAGCTGAAGGTCTGCTTTAGAGTGCTTTCCAAGCTCAGACGGAAGTGTCAAATCTACTGTGGTTTCACTGGAGTCGCCACCTTTTAAGCGGATTTCTTCTTTGCTAGCGATTGCACCACGGATATTGCGGTCGGTGTTGATACGATCTGCTTCTTCGTCAAGGAACTTGTCAAGCTTGGAGATATCTAAAGACGTTTCAACATCGCCCCATTTGATTTCAAGAGTCTTGACAGCATCGGAGTTCTCCGGAAGAGTGCGATCAAAGACCTTGATAGTAATCAACTTGATGTCAGCGATCTTACCGTGCTTGGTAGAATTTCCAGAAAATTTGTGCTTGGCTAACAGACTCTTGAGGTAAATGAGAGTCTTGGGATTGGCTTCAGTCTTGATAGTGATGTCAAAGCGGTTCTGGTCATCATTGTAAGCTTTGAGGGTGCCATCGAGAAGAGGTTTGATTATTTCGAAGAATTCGTTGTCTGACATTGTTAGACTTCCTTGAAGATGTTGTTAAAGTTTAAGAAGTGAGGATGATTTTCTTTCGTAGCTGCGATATACAGCTTCTGTCTGGCCCTACTGAGACCGACATAACGCAAATTTGTGCTATTTATAAAGTTGTTCAGCTTCGGTTCATAGTACAAGACTGTGTCTGCTTCTGAGCCTTGAAGCTTATGGATGGTCATGGCATAGCCAAATTCAAAATTGGTCGCAAGCCATTGGGCCGTCTTCCTGAAGAACGAATGGTCGCGGAACTGCATGCTTTGAATATCAAACATACCTCCGTTCGGCGTCACAGTGAATCTTTCGCCATTGAAGGCAAGGTATCCAGATTCAGTAGACTTGAGGTTCTTGACGCATACCATAGAAAAGGAACGGTCGATCTGCTGGAGGATATTGACCTTTTCTTGATATCTGTTGCCGTTCGGAGTGACAAGCTCGTTATCACGGATCCCGAAGATGTTGCTAAGGACTATGTTGTTCAGCATAATCACATCATCTTCTCGGAAGGCGCAAGCAAAAGTATCACATTCTTTCTCCACGTCGTCCAGCCACTTGTCTATAGAGGAATTAGGGCATTCTATATCAGCATAGCTCTGAGTCACGTCTTCATATGGAGTGCGAGGGATTCGCTCTTTTTCCTGAACTTCGTTGAATACAGAGACAAGATTAGGGTGCTTCTCTGCGCGATAGTTGTATGTAAGCCACCTTACATATTCCGGGAATTCGTCAATCATGCTATGGAACAGGTTTCCAAGTCCGAGGAATCCCGGAAGTTGGTAAGTGTCTCCCAAGAACCAGATTGGCTTGTGAGTTCTAAGTGCCGCGAGGACAATAGAAAACTCTGTAGAAGATAGCATAGAAGCTTCTTCGAACACGATTTTATCGAACGAGTCAAAGGCCGACGAGCCAACCTTACTCAACATAACGTGGGCTTTGGTGTAGCTCCAGAATTGGTAGTCGCTGTACCTAAATTTTTCTCCAGTAGCTCTAGCACAGAAGTTTGCTCCGACTACGTTGGACAGAGACAGTACCAAAACCTTGCAATCACCTGCTTCGTTGATAGCGAGTTGGGTCTTTCCAGTTCCGGGAGCTCCGGAGATGATCTTTACCGGGTTCAGTTTAAGTTCTTCGTGGATAGCTTTGATTTGCTTTTCCATGAATTTGAACATCACGCGATTAGGACTAGAGGTTTGAGTCAAATTATTAGAGAATTTGTCGCATACATCATCTTCGTCTGCAAGATCGATTCTGAAGAGTCCGTCTTTCTTTTCGAGACTGTCCATGATGGCGTTGAAAGCATTTGAAGCGATTTCCGTGTCAAACGATATGCCTTCGTGCTTAGGACTTATAGCTTTGATTGTGCGTTCTTCAATTTCGCTAACTATGAGGTTTTTGTTCTTGATGGTGATCGGAAAGGATTGTCCTCTCAGTTTGATGGCATAGTAAAGCTCTTCAAGCGTTGTTGGTTCTTTGCCATTTACCAGAGGTTCTACAGATTTTTCATATTCCTCGATCGTGAGGTTGTGAGACGGATTTTTAGAAAGCTTGATTTCTCCTTTCCATTTCCTCGGCTTCGGAAAAGGAAGAGTTACAAATGTTCCGTCATTGGAGAAACGAGGTTCTACGATGATTCGACTGTTGAGAGCTTCTTCGTCAGTCATGATTGATCCTTTTTATTTTGGAATAGCATGCACGCTATTCCAAATTTAAATGTGCGCCGTGCATTGCGATGCGAACTTGTGTCCGCATTGTATAGTTAGGGGACTCAGAACATAATAATGAGAACTGTTACTCAAATTTAACTAAGGAGTTATCATGGCTAGCAAAGGCCCATACACTACTATATCCTTCCGGATTGACCGCTTTGATGGTGATTACTGTTATTATGCTTTCCCAGAGCGCATCCGTGTGAATATCCAGACCGGAACCATTGAGATTCTTGCTCTGATTGGCCCGGACAAGGGGAAATACGTTCCTGCTAAGCTTAACCGAAGCGGAAAGAAAATGCCATACCGAGTTGGCTTCCAAGGCAAGTCCTACAGTGCTGCAAGGCTTATCTATATGGCCTATAATCCCTTGGATATAAACAGTTCGAAGCCAGTCCAGTTCAAGGATGCGGACTCTTCTAATCTTAGCCCTGATAACCTGTACTTGGGTTCGATGGGTATTACTCGAAGTATTCATGCCGGAACGTACAACCCTGAATGGAACAAGATGGTCGAAAATCTAATTCCGGATCCGAGACAGCGCAATGTCAAGAATCCGGTGTATATGAAACTGCTGAATTCTAAGGTTGGATCCGACGGCCTAAACCACATTCAGCGTTATAAGAAGCGTAGACACGAACGCAAACTCCTTGAGAATTCTGAACTGATTAATGAAACCCCCTAAACCTTAAGAGGCTAAAATTATGGAAAAACTCGTAGAACTTCTCAACAAGCTTGCTATCAAGTACTCTTTTGACGAAGAAGACAAAACCGAAATTAACAAGGCTATCATGGCCATCGAAGATCCAGACCCGAGTGGCGATGCCGACCTTGATGCTGAAGACTTTGTACCGCCGGAAAATCCGGAAGAAGACGGTCTGTTCGGAGATGTGTAATGGCTGAAAAACGCCCAATGACTGAAGCTCAGAAGGCAGCTTTAGAGAAAGCTCAAGCTGCATCTGCGGCTAAGCGCAAACAAGTTTCGACTCCTGACACCGGATCCCAGCAATGGGTGGGTCTGGTAGACGAGGTGCGGGAGTTGAAAGCCCTTATGGAACAGCAATTCAAGATCACTCATGACACTTTTGACGAGATCAAGGTGGCTATTGATGAGATCAAGAAGAGCCTTCCTAAGAGGCTTGACACGTCGTATCTTGAAATGTAGATCAGGTCTACGGGAGACCTTAATCCTGGAGGAACATCATGGGAGAGAAAAATCCTAACAATCCTTATCCGAAAAGAACAGCAGCTGCGCTCATCGCATCCGAAGCAAGTGCAGCTAAGAAACGCCAGAAGTTCATTAAGAGCGCTAAGTACATCATGACCCACATGCCTGAACCTGCCGTGTCCAGTAAATGTCTGGAGTACACGCCGCATAAGTGGCCTGTGCTGGTAGGGCTGACGAAAGGTGGCACGATGAAGAGTAGAGACGTTCAAAAGATGACCTTGGCTATCGTCTGTACGAATGGTAATCCTACGAATTCAGGCCAACAATACGCATATACGCAATCATTCCTTAAGGCAGTTAAGCCATTTCTGCCTGCCGGAGTTGCGGTGAATACGGATTGGAGCAACTTCAAAGCCAGAGGTGGAGCTCACCCTGACTGTGTAGAAGTTGTAGAAGCCCTTGAAGAGTTTGTGGAAGAGTACATTCGCAAGATAGAAGTGCAGCTGTCTCTCGCATACGTGGAATTCGGTGATAAACTGGGCAAGCAATATCTGGAGCTTCTTTCACGAAAGTTCCGTATTACCGGTTGGAATCCGAATCCTGTCAGTGTGCGCTTCAACGCGAAGGTTGGAGAGTCTGCTAAGGAAGAGGAAGAAAAGACCGAGGACGCTAAGAAGACTGAAACTTCTGTGTCGTTTGTCTTTGAGACTGTCCCCTCTGTTGTTCCTCCGGGAGATTCCAATGCCACGTCGTAATGAAAGCTTCTATCCGTATGATGAAGAGCTTAAGGAACTTCTAAAGCAGTGTAAGACAGCTCGCGACCGTAAAGCCGTACTCAAGAGTCGTGTATTGTTCGTCTTGTCTGAAGACGGACGGGATACTTCGACTTGCGTTCTTCCGAGTGACGTTTATGATAGACTTGCGAAGATGAGCGTGAGTGATAGAACTCTTGCCTACCAAAAGTGGAGGAAAGATGTTTCAAATTCCGCTTAAGCTTTCTCCGTTTCAAAGGGAGTTCCTTGAGAAGTCTGATTGGCCTACTCTGTCTCTGATGACAGGTATTTCGGCAGGTAAGACCCGTGCAGCTGCATTGTGGTCTTTACTTCAGGCCGGAAATGGAAAGCGCATTATCTGTGCGGCTCAAAACTTCCGTGCTTTGAAGTTTGTGCTGTTCCGAGAGATCATAGGGCTTTGCAATCTGGCCCAGATCCCTTTCAAGCACAACAAGAGCGATCATACGATTGAATTTAACAACGGCGGGACGATCTTCGGATCGTCTGCTGATGCCGAGACTGGTCTTGTAGGTCTTACAGACATTCATGGGGTGCTAATTGACGAAGCTGCATTGGCTTCTGAGGATTATCACAACTTCTTGCTCGACCGTGCTCGTGGTGAAAACGTGGATGTAGCTCTTGAACGCTACACTACGTCGCCGAATGGCAGTCCGTCCAGCAACTGGTACAGCAACTGGGCTAAGATGCATCCAGAGTGCATCATCAGGGCGACCAGCTTTGACAACCCCTTCACGTCTGCTGACTTTAAGCGAAGACTGAAGGAACGTTATGGCGAAGGCTCTCCGATGTACCGTCAACAGGTGCTTGGCGAAATCATTGACGTAGACTTGGTGAATAGCGTCTTTAAGAAGAGCTGGTACGTGTTCAGTCCGTGCATAGCTCCCGGAAGGCGCTTTGGCGGAGTGGACTTGGCAGGATCTGGTCGAGACGAGACTGTGTTTACGATACTGGACGGATGCCAAATCCTTGACCAAGTGGCGATGAACGATAATGGAGATTCTGGCGTGCAAAGTTCTAAACTGCTTGAGCTATCTGACGCTTACAACTGTTGGGACTGGGCCTTGGATGATACTGGCGGATGGGCTGGAGGCTTATACGCTGAAGTGAAGCATCATCCCAGACTCAGATTGATCAAGGCCAACTTTGGTGTGGCATCGGATCAGCCTAAAGACTATCGAAACTTACGTACGCAGATGGCTTTCCAATCTGCGGCATATATCAAGGACGGATTCTTTGTGGATCAGGAAAAATACAGGCATCTTGTGGAAGAGCTTGACCAGTTCTTGTTCTTCATTGATAACCAAGGCCGTAACGCGATTATCCCGAAAGAGGATATGAAGAAAGTGTTAGGTCACTCTCCTGACCGAGCTGACTCGTTCATTCTGGCCCACTACGCTCAGACATGTGGAGCTCGTGGCAATGACGCTAGAAGCGCTATGCAAACTCTTAAAACCCTTAACAACTTAGGATACCTATGACAGACAGCGAACTTCAATCTAAAGCGCAGGACTTCCTACAGCGCTCTAGCAACTGGTACAAGACTATTGTCCAGCGCATCGATGATGATGTGATGGCATATAGCGGTCAATTCTGGACTCCGGAATTGATCAAGGAATGGCATCGTGACAAGCGTCCTAAAGAGACGTGGAACCTTTGGAAGATGTTCGGCAATGCAGTCAGCAGCCCGTTCAACCAGAGTCCTTACCACATTGAGATCGATGACAAGCGTGATGACGTAGTATCCAAGATTCAGGACGCGATTGACCGCTTTGAAGCTGATACGGACATCCGAAGCAACCTTGTGGAATGGGTGAACAACGCAGCTATTGGTGGCGTAGGCTTGATTGCCGTAAGCTTTGATGATCCTATCGAAGACAGCACTTGGGCCGAACCGAAGATAGAACTGATTGACGACATCCGTCAGGTTGCATTGGATCCTTGTATCTCTAAGACAGACGCCAGCGATGCTGAAGAAGGTGCTATTGTTAACTACATCAGCTTGAGTCAGGCCAAGCGTAAGTACGGCGATGACGTGGTTGGTGTTGGGTTCCCTCAGACTCTTCCGACCATGTGTAACATCGGTGATCAATGGCAGATGAAGGAAGGCATGATCCAGCTCGTCAATTACTACTGGAAGGACACTGACGGGAAGGTCATGTTCGCCCAGCTCTGTGGTAACAAGGTTGTGAAGAAGCCTGCTAAGCTTCCGATTACCATTATTCCTATCGTGCGTACGACAGGGTACAAGGTGCGTAATGCTGAAAGGAAGATTGACTACATCGGCATTGTGCGCTCGACCTTTAGCCTTCAGCTTGGGGCTAACATTGGTTACAGTACTTTGCTTGAACGCTTGAACCGTAGCCCGAAGGCTAATTTTATGATGCCTGTAAGCGCGATGGAAAATCTGGAAAGATATTACGAGAATCTGCATCTTGACGAAAGCGTGGTATGCTTATACAACGGAACAGTAGCTCCTACGCCTATCGTGGAGCAGTTCCAGACTCAGGACTTGCGTGAAACGATTATGCAAGCTGGGACTTTGATGAGCCAGACACTTGGTATCCCGATGACGGGGATTGAAGGCATCAACTTCACGGACAAGACTGCGACCGAAGTGATTATGCAGCAGACCAATGCTGTGTCGAACGTCGGATGCTTCTATAACGCGGCCTACAAGGGTATTCGTACCATTGGGCGTATTCTCCTTGAGAACTTTGGTGCTCCGGGCTTAACCTTCAAGCTGATGCAAGGGCCGGACGTGATCACAAAGAATATGAAGCGCAGACAAGAGCTCTCGATGATTGCTACGGTGCTTCCGGACTCTCTGAAACCGCTGTTGGCTAAGTACATGGCTGGTACGATCTCGGATGACCTTGGGCGTGACCTTGAAAACGACATTACGGCTAACTTGCCTGTTGAGTTGAAGCTTGTATCTCAGGAACCTGCTGATCCGCAGGCTGTTCATGTGTTGAACCAGATGAAGGCCACGATGGACAAGGCGATGACTGAGCTTAGCGCTTCCAAGCAAATGAACGTTGAGCTCCAGAATCAGGTTAACGCTTTGACGCTTCAGTTGGCCAACACCAAGACTCACGAGCTGGTGGACCTCAAGAAGTTCCAGATTGCTGAGACGAACAAGATGGCTATTGAACAAGCCAAGTTGGAACAGCAAGGTGTCAAGATTGGTGCTGATGCTCAAGCGGCTACTGAGAAGATGGCGAACGAAGCAGCTAAGGCTGAAATCGAACGTCAGAAGATCGCAGGTGACGTTGTGAAGACGAATCTTGAGGCTGAAAAGCTTATGCTCGATGCCAAAAAGACTCAAATGGAAACACTTAACGGAGGATCCACCATTGCCTAAATTCCATGTGGCTTTGGGAGCTGGGCCGGTCAACATGAACGCTTCTAGTAGGCGTCATGCTTCGATCAGCGGGCTTCCGGGGCTTAGATATTCCGAAACAAGCTACGAGATGACTCCGCAGGAAGAAAAAGCCTTGCGCGAGTCTTTCATGCATGTTCCGGGAATTAGTCCTGTTATGGCAAAGAAGTTAGGAGATGAAGCTGTAGCCAAGTCTCCTCACTATCGCGCCTTTGACAGTAATCCTAGATACGGCGGATCTACTCCGAGTAGCTCTTTCATTCAGGCTGTGAACGTGAGTCCCGGTTTGGGTCTTGCAAGCATCACAATGAAAAATGGCCGTACTTACTCCTATCCGATCAACAGTCGAGCTGCTGGCGAGCTAATTAACGCTGACAGTTTGGGCCGTTGGTACAATGCGAATATTAAGCTTCATCGCGGTGGGCCAGGGGCTAGCACTATTCCGAAGTCCACGGACGCCCAGACAACTGCTCAAGTTCTTACAAGCACTATGTCTAGTCCTTCATCGGCTATTGGATCTGTTGGTGCTCCGGGCTTGGGTGGAGCAGCTCTTGGTGGAGCTGTCTTACCGCTAATTGCCCAGCTTATCAAGCTTGCAAAAGAAGCAAAAAAGTGATCGGATTATTAACTTAATAATGAACCGGGCCACTCAGCCCATAAACTTGAGGTAATCATGCAGACTATCGAAGAAGTCAATGCATATCTGAGAGGAGAGACCCCTCCGTCTAGTGTAGAATCGCAAACTACCGAGACTCAGCCGTCTTCCACTCCCGCCGTTGTTGAACCGGACAACACGACTGGTAATACGAATCCGGACTCTGCCACTCCGCCTAGTAAGGAGACTGCAACTCAAACTGGGAATGATCAACCGCCTAAAGACGACAAGCCTCGAGATGAGAAGGGTCGTTTTAAAACAGGCGAAGAAGATCTCGGAGATCCCTCTAAGCTGCCTTATCCGAAGGCTACCAAGCCGACGAATGACGCAAAGGGTGCTGCGCAATACAAAGCCAATAAGGCTTTCATCAAACAGAAATCGAAGTACAAGGCTAAGATTCAGGGTCTTGAAGCTCAGATTAGCAATCTTCAGGCTCAGCTCGCTGCGACTAAGAAAGCTAACGTCGAAGGCTTGGATCCAGAACAAGCGAATAACCTTAAATTCGATCAGCGTTTGATTGAGCATGACATCAAGAATCTTGCTCAGTCTCGCCAAGCTGCTATTGATGAATACGAAAGCGCTCAGGCAGATGAGATTCACCAGTCTAGGATTGCAAAGTGCTTCACTGACCAATCCGAGATTGACCATTACAACAAACTGCTCGAGAATGGTCGAGACAAGTTTGTCGAGTTCTTGTCTCAGGTAGACCCTGAGAATGCAGTTCTTCAGTACCTTGATGACACTGACAACAGTCCGTTGCTCGTTCGTCTCTTGATGACGCGCCCGGAAGTGTTGAAGAGCGTTATCTCGAAGCGCAGTCCTATGGCTAAGGCTATGGAACTTAAGACGATCGAGAACAGGTTGCTGATGAATCGCAAGCTCCGTCAGACAAGTCCGAAAACTCCTCCGGCAAATCCTCAACCGCCTGTGGTGACTACTGGTCGTGTAGTTGGTAATCCCGGAACGGCAACTCCAGCCGCTCCGAAGACCATGAACGACTGGAATGCTCACCTTAAGGCTCATCCTTAATGGGTACAATCATGCCTGTAAATGCTATTGAAACTAACAAGCTCACCTCCTTGGTGATGCTCCGCTTCCTCACTAACGCCCCGTATCTTACGGTTGGCTCCAAGAAGTACTTCTCCGATCAGCTCGTTGGCAAGCGCAACGGTCAGACCTATGAATTCGTGATCCGTGATCGCGCTCAGGTCAACCATGGCCTTAACCAGAGCAAGACTGTGTATGCGGCTGCTACTTCCGCTGGTTCTCCGACCACCGCGATTAAGACCAAAGCTGCTCGCACTCAGCTCGTTGAAAAGAGAGTTGAAATGTCTCTCGAAGACTTCAACATCTTTGTCTCCACTGACGCCATCGAAAAGTACACAGACCTTAACTGGGAAGATGAAGTCGCTAAGCCGCAGGGTGCTGCTCTCGCTCAGGACGTCACTCGTACCTATGTCGAACGCAACTTCCCGAAGGCTGCCACGGTTATCGTTGGTTCTGGCTTCCAACCGCTCGCTGAAGCTGGTGCTCACCTCGAAGACATCTCTTCTGAAAAGATCTTTGGCTTCGTAGACTCCAAGATTCAGGCTATCCTGACCTCTAACGGCCAGCAGTTTAATCCGGTTGGCTCTCCGTCCGAATTCTACGCTAAGGGCTTGCTCGGCACGTTCCATGACGTTGAATATCGTTCTCAGCGCTTCATTCCGAAGCTCAAGATCTCTACGGCTCTCAAGGCCGTGATCGAAGGTGCTTCTGCTGCTGCAATCGGTGCTAACTCCAACTACGATGCAACGCATCAGGATCCGACCAAGACCTCTAAGTGTCCGTTCGTCTTGAACCTCACGGTGACCTCCGGTCAGTACTCTGTGAAGGCTGGCACCCCGATTTATATCGAAGGCCTTGTGGCTTGCGACTTGATCGGTGACGCTACTGACTCTCCGTTCTACTTCATCGTGGGCGAAGACGTGAACATGGCTTCTGCCGGTACGACCCTCTCCCTCCCGATCGGTAACATCTTCTACGACTCTGTCGGTAAGAATGGTACTCGCGTGTTCGCTAAGGAAGGTGGCGATGGCTTCTCTGGCCAGATTACGACTGCTGCTGGCACGGCTGGCTCCGTCAACGCCTTTATCGCTGCTCAGATCTCTGCTAGCGTTAAGGTTACGACTCCGCTCACTGCTGACAAGACTTACTTCTGCGGTCAGCTCCGTCTTGATGGCGCAATGGAATTCGAAACCCTCAACAAGTTCGACGCTTCCAATGCTGAAACCAAGGCTGGCGAAGTGCTTGGCTTTATGATGTTCGAAAACCGTGTGGTTGACATTGACGAAGTGATCAATGACACTCGTTGGGACGTTGTGGCTATGGCTGGTATCGTTGATCCGCGTGCTGTGGTTAACGTCTACACCACCGCATCGTAAGCTGAAGAATATAGGCTCTAACCCAAGGAGGTTAGAGCCTTTATTGAACTCTGAATTGAAATTGAAAACGGAGACGTTATGTGGACAATCCGAGATATTATTAGCGAAGCCCTAGCTCGGGCAAACGTGGTAGGACGCAGACAGGTACAAAGCGCTCCCGGCGACAAGGTCATGGATGCTTTGGATCTTCTTAGAGATATCGCAGCTGACTTTACCGACAAGAACCTCTTGCAGTGGTTGCAAGAGAGCGTTATAATCCCTTCTGTTCTTGGAGAAAAGCTTATCCTTGGTGAAAGCTGGGACATGGGCGTGAATTTTTGGATCGTCCATAACGACTCTGAGCTTCCTCCCGTTCCGAGTGCAGGAGCTTGGGATTCTTCGTTCTGTTGGGACAAGGGTATGACTGTCTGGCACGTGGCTGACGTCGGTGCTGGCGTAGGAGCTTGGGAATCTCATACGTACGCTACCATGAATGAAGCTCTTGCTGCCATGACGCTTCCGAGTGGCGAGCGAGCTGTGGTAGAATATGCTCCTGCCGGGATGCGTACTGAAATCATTGTTGGGTCTTTGGATCCTGACATCAAGCATGACTTTGTCGATGTGCAAGCTAAGAATCTTGACAAGGTGATTGCGATGTACTACGAAAACCCGTATCCGGTTGGAACTGGGGAACAGTCTTATCCGCTTGGATTCGTGGAATACAAGGACTATTGGGCAGGCGGTTGGGGTCAGTACGTCTATACGTGGCAACCCATCAGCGATACCAAGATCAAGGTATACATCAAGCCGCGCATGGGTGATACGCTTATCGGAACGTCGTATGACCTGCATTTAATCTACAACAAGGCTTGGAGTTTTGATCTTGACTCTGAAGTGAGAGCTCCTGACACTTATCGAAGCCTGTTCTTGGCGGCATTGACTTATCGGTGTGCGGTGCGTTGGCCCAGACTGGATCCGGCTCATACGGAACGTCTTAAGACTGAACTTGGCGATAAGATTGCTGCTCTGAGTGCTAAGACCCGTGCGTTAAAGTATGTGGTCAGGGCAGGAGCTTGTTATAACCAAAGGCTTACCACTCAAGCTCAGTTGCGTTCGGGCAGCTTTATCTTTGGAGGTTAAGCATGGCTAGAGTAAAAATCATTGAAGGCATTGTTGGCGGATACACCAACAGCAATGTCTCGAAAGTCTGCCGAAGCGTAACCTGCAATTTCGTACCGGAGACACAGAGCAAAGAAGCCAGCTCCACGATGATCTTGAGGAGTATCTCCGGAAGCAGGTTGTACTTGGAAATGCCCGAGTCGAACTGCCGAGGAATGTATCGCATTTCTCGTGGTTACACTGGGGCTTCCATGCTCTATGCGGTCTACGGGTCTAACCTGTACTGCATTGATGACAACGCTTCTAATCCTATCGCTTATCGCATTGGTCGAGTGTCCAATGGTGTAAGTGAACCTGTCTCTATGTGCGAAACCAACGGGTACGGTAACGCTAACCCGCACTTGGTTATCGCTGACGGATCTCAGGTCTTTGCAGTAGATACTACGCTTCAACCTGCCGACCAACAAGCAGACTATCGTGCAATTACTCTTCCTCTTCGCGCGGACGGTGTAACGTACATCAAACCTTCCCATGTGGCTTACCTCTTTGGCTACTTGGTGGTGCTTGACCAGAACAGTGACTCGTTCTACGTGAGTTACAAGTATCCGTTTGAAGAGCTTGATTCCACTACGCAGCAAATCGACTATGACATCTTCCAGACTGCAAAGTACGATGGACGCGGTCATGAAGTAGCTTGCGAATGGAGTCCTGACGCAGTGTTGGCATTGATGAAAGCAGGAAGCTTCATCTACGTATTTGGCGAAAGGTCTTATCAGTTCTTCAACTACAACAACGATGTGGATGTTCCATTTCAATGTACTGACACGATGTGCGGCGACATTGGTATTATGGCTCCCCGAAGCGTTGCGGCTGTTGGTACTT